TTGTAAACAATAGCTATGGTGACATAGTCAACCATTATTATCCTTACTTTGATGTAAATAACAGTCTTGTAGCTTACAAGGTTCGCGATGTAGCTACGAAGAACTTTTCCGCTTATCCGCCCGGTGCTATGTCAGCAGGTGTATTGTTTGGTCAGCACCTTTGTCAGGAAGGTGGTAAGTATGTCACCGTCTGCGAAGGTGAACTAGATGCTATGGCTGCTTATCAGATGCTAGGATCAAAGTATGCAGCAGTATCTATAAAGGATGGTGCAGCAGCAGCAGTCAAAAGCTGTAAACGTAGCTATGACTTTCTTAATTCCTTCGATAATATCGTGATATGCTTTGACTCAGATGAAGTAGGACAGAAGGCTGCACGTGAGGTTGCACAACTCTTTGAACCAAACAAGTGTAAGATTGTAGCACTGGATGGTAAGCTAAAGGATGCTTCTGGATACTTGACTGATGGTAAGGCACAAGACTTTACTCAGGCATGGTGGGCAGCACGTACCTACACACCAGCAGGTATTATCAATCTAAAAGATATTGGTCCTGAACTATACGATGAAGGTAATCAAACTACCTGCTTGTATCCTTGGGCTGGTATAAATGAAAAGCTGTACGGCATTCGTACAGGTGAATTAGTTACCTTGACGGCTGGTACTGGTACAGGTAAGTCCAGCGTCATGCGTGAACTGATGCACCATGTTCTGAAACAGGCTGAAGGTAACATTGGTGTTATCTCTCTTGAAGAGAATACCCGTTCAACCATCTTCCATCTTATGTCTGTAGAAGCTAATGCTAGATTGTACATACGTGAGGTTCGTGAGAATTTCCCAGATGCTGAACTATTCAAGTGGCAAGAAGCAACCATTGGAACTGGTAGGTTCTATGCTTTCGATCATTTTGGTTCTATGGGTACTGAAGAAATTCTTGCTCGTGTACGCTACATGGTAAAAGCTTTGGACTGCAAGTGGATTTTCCTTGATCACCTATCTATCCTTGTCTCAGGTCTTGAAGGTATGGACGAACGTAGGAACATCGACATTCTCATGACTAAGCTTCGCAGTCTGGTAGAAGAAACTAATTGTGCATTGCTTCTTGTATCACATCTACGACGTACAGGTGCAGATAGTGGACATGAAGATGGTAAAGAGGTAAGCCTGTCCCATCTACGTGGTTCACAGTCTATTGCACAACTCTCTGATGCTGTCGTAGCTATGGAACGTGATCAACAATCTGATGATCCTAATATTGCAAACACTACCACCATTCGCGTATTGAAAAATAGATATGCTGGTGAAACTGGTGTAGCTTGCCACTTGTTTTTCAACAAGGATACTGGTAGGCTGCACGAAGTTACTAATCTTGGTGACGATCTTGATGGAGGAAATGACGACAACGACATTCCCTTCTAAGGAAATATAAATGCAGGTAATATTAGACATTGAAACAGATAGTCTTGATGCTACAAAGATTTTCTGTATCGTAACGAAGAACGTAGACACAGGTCAGATCAATATATGGAAAGAAGAAGAATGTCTAACTAAGTTTCCTGTATTTGCTAAAGGAGTATCGAAGTTCATTATGCACAACGGCATAAGCTTCGATGCTCCTACTCTTAATAGACTAACAGGAACAAAGATAAATGTATCTACAGTAGAAGATACTCTTATTCTTTCTCAGCTTCTGTTTCCAACACGTAGTAAACATTCTCTTGAATCATGGGGGATTGATCTAGGATTTAAGAAGATAGCCTTCCAAGATTTTTCTCAGCTAACTAAAGAGATGATTACGTACTGTATCAGAGATGTTGACATTACCTTTCGTCTATGGCTAAAGATCAAAGAAGAAAAACCAGAGAAGTATCGTCAGGCTATTGATCTTGAATACAATGTACGTCGCATCATTGACGTTCAAGAAAAGAATGGCTTTACTCTTGATGTACAAAAAGCTATGACGTTACAAGCTTCTCTATCTGATAAGTCTCGTGCTATTGAAGAAGACCTACAACGTCGTTATCCTCCTGTTACAGAGGAAAGGTATTCAGAGAAGACAGGTAAGAGGCTGAAGGATAAAGTAACTATCTTCAATCCTGCAAGTCGTCAGCAGATTGCTGCACGTCTTATGGAACAAGGATGGGTGCCAGAGAACTTCACACCTACTGGTCATCCTATCGTAGATGAAGGCACATTAAAGAAAGTAGATATTCCTGAAGCACAGATGATTGCAGAGTATCTTCTTATTAACAAACGTACAGCACAAATAAAATCATGGCTAGAACTTCTTGAGGAGGATAATAAAGTTCATGGTAAGGTACTTACTCTCAAAGCTATCTCAGGACGTATGGCCCATCATAGTCCAAACATGGCTCAAATTCCGGCTGTGTATTCTCCCTATGGCGTGGAATGCAGAAGCTGTTGGATCACTTCTTCTCCTAATAATGTTCTTGTTGGTTGTGATGCAAGTTCCTTGGAGTTAAGGTGTCTTGCACACTACATGTGTGACGAAGACTACACGAAGGAAGTAGTTGAAGGAGACATTCACACAGCCAATCAAAAGGCTGCTGGCTTGGAAACACGTGACCAAGCTAAGACATTCATCTATGCTTTTATCTATGGTGCTGGCGCATCGAAGATTGGTAGCATTGTTGGAGGTACAGCAAGCGATGGTCAAAAGTTAATAGATAATTTTCTTGAAAGCTTACCCGCACTAGCTAAACTAAGAAAGTCTGTTGACAAAATTTCTACATCAGGATATATTAAGGGTCTTGATGGTAGAAAGTTACATGTAAGGCATCAACATGCTGCTATGAACCTTCTGCTTCAAGGTGCTGGAGCAATCATCTGCAAACAGTGGGTTGTTATTATCGACAGACTTATACGTAAGCATAAGATTGATGCTAAATTAGTCGCCAGCATTCACGATGAATATCAGTTTGATTGTCGTAAAGATCATGCTGAACGATTTGGTAAACTAACCCAAGAGGCAATGAAGATTGCAGAGAAGGAGTTAAATGTTCGATGCCCCCTAGACAGCGAATACAAAGTCGGCCTGAACTGGTCCGAAACACACTAATAAATCTTAATGAAAATGAACTAGAATTAGCTAAGACAATAGCTATTGCTAGGAATGATTCTAACAGAAAGGAAGGTGTAATAGATAATATACAAGATAAGAAGCGTACATCAATTCAAATTGATATTGATGGTGCTGAAGCAGAGTTAGCTTTCTTTAAATTTGTAAACGAATATCCAGAGTCTTTCTTTGATACGACAAACAAAGCAAAAAGCACTGGAACTGATTTAGGTGATGCTATTCTTGATAATCTTAGCATTGATGTTAAATCAACTAGATATAAGACAGGGAAGCTTATCCAAAGCGGAGCCAAGACATTTAAATCTAAGATTGATATATATTGTCTTGTCGTAAAAGAAGATGATAATACCTTTAATGTAAAAGGATGGACTATGACGATTGTGTAAAAAAGGTGTTGACAAAGGCTGCGTAGTAAAGTAGTATCCCACTCGTTACTTGAAACAGTCTCAGCCAAGAGACATTGAAAATGGAGTTATAAATGGCTAATCAGAAGTACGATCAAATTCTCCTCGCTGGTAAAGCATATTGGGCTAGTGTTGTTGAACCTAATACAACATATGAACCAGCTTGGCAGGTTGATGTTACGGTAGACGAAGAGACTAAGCAGAAGCTTGAGTCTATTGGTCTTAGTGTAAAAAACAAGGGAGATGATCGTGGAGATTTTTTCTCTTGTAAGCGTAAGGTAGTTAAGAAGGATGGTTCCAAGCGTGATGCACCTCGTGTAATTGATGCAAAGAAAATGCCTTGGGATAGTCGTCTTATCGGTAATGGTTCTACTGTTAAGGTAAAGATTCAGCCTTACGAATATAGCTACGCCGGTAAGGCTGGTGTTACTGCTGACTTTATGGCTATGCAGGTCATTGATCTTGTACCTTACGGTGATCCTTCCGGTGATTTTCAGGAAGAAGATGGTTTTTCCATCGACCAAGAACTAGCAGCACTGTAAGGAAAGTAAATATGAAGCTTAGAGTAATCGCTGCTTCTCTAGGTCTTGCTATCGTAGTCTCTGCTGGGTATAGTTATGCAGAGACTACGCAAGACACTTGTGGATATGATCCAGTTACAGGTTATTGGATTAGCCCTAACGGAACTGTATATCAAGGAAGTTCTTTTGAACATGCTGTATCATGTGCAGCACAAGGAAAACTTCCAAAGATTGTAGAGGAACGTCTAGGTATCTACGGAGATGTAGCAACAAAAGTAATCGCAGCTAATGCTGTATTTATGAACAACAAAGTTAAGGAAGCTAGAAAAAATGACAAGTGAAGCACGTGTACTATCAGCCCTTCGTCGCGGTATGCGAGTTACTCGTAAGACTGCAATCGAACGTGGATGGTGTGAGAACCTAACAGCAACTATCTCATGCCTTCGTAAGAAGGGTTATGTAATTACCGCAATTAAGGCTGAGTCTCCTGAAGGGTCTTATACGCGGTACAAGCTACTATCCAGCCCGTCAGTACAGTCAAAAGCTGCTTAGTAGCTAACACAAGAGGCAACAGAACATGGCTAAGTCAATTGATACATTGGTAGAAGACATTTATGGTCTATTTACCAATGACGAGGAAATAAAAGTAGATAAGAAGCACCTCGACGCTTTTGCTGAAGCAGTAGCCAGTTCTGTTGCCTCCGCTATCTCGGAGGTTCGTAAACCAAGGGAACCATCTTTGCGTCTATCTCTTATTGGTCATAAGGATAGAAAGATTTGGTATGAGATGAATGGAGCAGAGAAGCAGCAACTCTCTGCTCCAACTCTCATTAAGTTTCTATACGGAGATATTCTTGAACAGCTACTGATCCTATTCACTAAGGTAGCTGGTCATAACATTATAGAAGAACAAGGTGAACTAACTTCTAATGGTGTACGTGGTCACAAAGATGCTACGATTGATGGTGTGCTTGTAGATTTTAAATCAGCTTCTCCCTACAGCTTCAAGAAGTTTAAAGATGGTTCTATTCTTTATGACGATCCTTTCGGATACATTGCACAAATTTCTGCATACTCTGATGCAGACAATAATCCTAATGTAGGCTTTATCGCTATTGATAAATCATCTGGTGAGATTTGCTATTGTCCTATTGACGACATGGACCTAATCAATTCAGGGAACAGAATAGATGAAATTAGAAGCTTCTTGGAAAAAGACACACCCCCTGAGAAATGTTATGAT